CGAGAAAGCGGCCATAATAGGCGGGAACGGAGAAAAAAGGCAATAATTTTTGTGCAATATTGAGAGTTGTAATAACTGCCCCAAGAATGTACAATATTCTTGCCAGTTAAAACAAACCGTTGCAATACTTACGCAAAAAAGAGGGTTTAACCCTTGAATTGTGCGCCAAAATTGCAAGCCGTTCCCGCCTATTCGCCGAAGTTGTGCGCCAAATGTGCGCCAAGAAAGGAGAGCGGCGGCGTGGTGAAATTGGTAAAAGGGCAGTTGTGGTATTGTTGCCCGGTCTGTGGCCAAAAGCTGCACAAGCTGGCCCCCGATGCCGTTTGTAATGGCGTCACAACCTTTTGCAAGAAATGTAAATGGGAGGGGGTAATGAACATCAAGGAGCGGAAAGGAGCTTAAACAATGGCGAGCATTAGGAAGATAGAGGGGAAACACGGCACGGCGTATAAAATCACGGTCACGCTGGGCCGTGATGCCCTCGACCGGCAAATCAGACATTATAAGACATGGAAGCCGGACAAGCCCATGACCGCGCGAGAACTCAACAGAGAATTGCAGCGCGTGGCAACAGAGTTTGAACAAGACTTAATGAGCGGCTTTCAAGCAGATAACAAACAGACCTTTGCCGAGTACGCCGCATACTGCTACACCATAAGGGAGCAGCGCGGGGACAAGCCGCAAACGCTGGCCCGCGTCCGGCGGCAAACTGCGCGGATCAATGAGTATATAGGGCAAATTCCTATTCAAGAAATCCGCCCGAAACACCTAACCGAGCTTTACAAGAAGTTTTCCGAGCCGGGGGCCTGCCGATGGCAAGTGTACGCGCTGCCCGCCGTGGACTTCAAAGAGCTTATACCAGAGGGGGAAACTTGCAACGATTTCGCGCGGTCGTGTGGTGTCTATGGGAATTTGATCCGCAGGCTATGTAAAAATCAGCCAATCAGCCGCCAAAACGCCGCCATAATCGAAAAGAACTTAGGCCGAAAGGATCTTTTCAGCCTAACGGGAGCCGAAAAACCACTATCCCCGGGGACGATCAGAGACTATCACGCAATCATTTACACGGTGCTTGAACAAGCTTACAAAGAAATGATTATCAAATATAACCCCGCAAAGCGTGTAACGCTGCCAAAGAAAAAGCGCGTTCGTGAAAGCAAGGCTTTACAGCCGGAGCAGCTTAAAGCCGTTCTTGCTGCTCTGGAGGGGGAGCCGCTGCCATTCCGCGCATTGATAACCTTTTTTATTTCCACGGGATGCCGCAGAGGGGAAGCCCTGGCGCTGACATGGGACAAGGTGGACTTTGTGCGGCGGGAAGTTCTGATAAATCAAAGCATGATTTATCTCCCCGAAACAGGCATACAGAGCGGGCCGACAAAGACCGACAACAGCCGCCGCGTGGCCCTCCCCGATGAAACTATTGACCTCTTGCGCAAGCTATGGGCGGAGCAGGCAAAAGACCGGCTGCGGCTGGGCGATCTTTGGGAAGATAGCAACCTGGTATTTCCAAGATGGAACGGAAAGCCGATGAACCCCGGAAATGTGAACCTTGAATTGACCGCATTTTGTGACCGGCACGGCCTCCCCCATATTAACCCGCACTTGTTCCGACATTCCGCCGCTTCCGTTTTGCTTTCAAACGGCGTGGATGTGCTGACCGTGGCCGGGATGCTGGGGCATTCCGATGTATCAACGACGCTTGACACATACGCACACGCCATAGACGAAGCACGACACAAAACGGCGGATTGCATCAGCGAAACTATTTTGCATAAAAATAGGGCGTAACTCTTGCAAAATCCCGCGTTTTGTGATATAATAAAGAAAATTGAACGAAGAAGCTTTAAGGCGAGAAATTCCCTTTTTGCGTGTGCCTTTGTGCCTATTACTTACGCATGGTAAAAGTGCGTGAGCGATAGGCACTTTTTATTTTTAACCCGAAAGGAGCTTTATCATGGTACGAATTAGAACTATTCCGAAAGCAGTTGCGGAGATCAAGGCGCAAGACCCCGGAAGCTACATCAACGAGCGACTTTTGCGCCGCTGGGTGAAAGATGGAACGATCAAGCCCGTTAACGGCTGCTACACTTATACGCTTGTCAACCTTGACGAGCTGGAAAGATTCCTTGCCAATGAAAATAACTGACCTTTTGAGCCACGGGCAGGCTAACGCCGTTTCCCTCCGAGATTTGGAGGGAATAACCGGCCTCGACGGTCGAACCGTCCGGGCTATGATCTCCGCCGAGAGGCGAGCGGGCGCGGCCATATTGAGCGACAATGTGACCGGCTATTATCTCCCCGCGAACGAGGAAGAAAAGGCGCGTTTTGTCCGCTCCATGCGGCACAGTGCGAAAGAAATTCTATGCGCGGCGGATGCCGTGGAAAGGGCATAACAAATGAGAGAAATAGAATTAGCCGGAAAATACATTGGATTTGCTAAAATCATCGGAGCGAGTGCCGCGGCGGAACTCTATCGAGAGGACATCACAAGGGCGAAAAAGAAAGACAGGATCAGACGGCTAAAGGAAAAGCTATTAGAGCTGCCCGCCGCAGACGTCGGCACAGCGTATAAAAATGTTCTTGCGTTGGAAACCGCCAAAGGAAAAGCCACGACCACGGGAAACGCATGGAGAGCCGAAAGAATAATTTATCAAATCCAGATTTTAGAAATGGAGATTTAAGCGAATGGCAGAAGACAAGAAAAAATTCTGGTGGCTGAAGCTGAAAGAGGGGTATTTCAACGCTATGGAAATGCGGAGATTGCGGAAAGCCGCGGGCGGCGAGGTCTTCACCATAATTTATTTGAAGATGCAGCTTGCAAGCCTGCGCACGGACGGGGTTATTTCCTATAACGGGTATGATGAAACCTTTGCAAAAGAAATCGCCTTTGCTATCGGTGAAGACGCGGAAGACGTTGCAAACGCAATCGCAATTCTGCGCCGGTACAAGCTCATCGAGGACATCACGGACAAAAGCTTTTTTATCCCCGAAGCCGTAGCAAATACGGGGAGTGAGGGCGATTCGGCGGCAAGAATGCGGCGACTTCGAGAGCGCAAAGCGTCACAAAGTGACAGCGGCGACTAAAGAGCTTATTCACTGGTGTCACATTGTGACGGCAAAGCGTCACAGAGTGACTAAGAGTAAGAGATAGAGTAAGAGATAGAGTAAGAGATAGAGAGTAAAAGGGAATGACAAGTCATTCCACACTATGTATAAGGGTGCGCTGCGCGCGCACCACCGCCGATATTATATATTTTCAATTTTTCTTCTTTTTTGTATAAGGGAGCGTTTTATGACCTTTGATTTTGAGAAATTCGCAAGGATAACCGCGAGCGTGTACCCGCCGAGCGTCTATACTCTGCAAGACGCCTTGAGCGTGTTTTCGTACTACTTCGAGCAGTACGAAAAGCACATGGGGAGGCCGCATCCGCCTATCAAGGCAAGTCAGATCGTGCGGATATGCCAAGATATGCCCTATATCGACCAGGAGACCAAGCGCGGCTATTGTGAGGATGTTTCCCCGGACAGCTATTGCACCATGATCGATAGGCACTTTGCAACGAAGTACAGGAATTGTGATTATAACATCAACCACTTTTTCAGCGGAAGAATTAGGGAACTCCGATTTTACGAGGAGCTTTATTGAAAGGGGTGAAAGACACGAGCGGGAAAGCATCACAGCGAAAAGGCGCCGACGGTGAAAGGGAGCTTGCCGCCGTTCTCCGTGAATATGGGTACGAGATCAAGCGCGGCGGGTCTATGTCCTTTGGTGAAGTGCCCGACCTTGTGGGCTTGCCCGGTGTCCATATCGAGGTGAAGCGCTGCGAGCAAGTCAGGCTTTCGGAGTGGATGCAGCAGGCCGAAAGGGATAGCCAACATTTCAAGGACGGTTTACCCGCCGTATTCCACCGCCGAAGCCGCGAGGGGTGGCGCGTAACAATGAACCTTGCGGACTTTATGCGGCTCTATTGCCTTCAGAAAACGCAATCTGACAGGCAGAAAACGGCAGAAAACGGCGGGAAAGAAGGTGAAGACAAATGACGATATTTTACTGCTATATGACGGAGAACAAGCGTTATTTCATCGAAACGGCAGAAGGAGGGACCGTTGCATGGTTTGATGAACTGGACACAGCAGCCCTTGTCCTGCGTTATTTGACAGGCGCAGACATGACCCCGGAAGACGTGGCGGCAGCACACGCAGCAATGAAGAAATTCGATGCTGGGAAAGAAGGTGACAACGATTGACCCCGAATAAAGAAAAGCTGCTTGCGGCGCTTCTGACTTCTCGAAGCAAGAAAGAAGCGGCAGCAGCAGCAGGAATTGCAGAGCGAACCATGCGGACTTATTTTGAAGACCCGGAGTTTTGCCAGCGATACCGCGAAGCATTCGCCGGGGTAGTACAGGACGCAACGCGCAGGGCGCAGCAGCTATTAGAGCCTGCGCTATCCACCTTGCAGACGGTCATGGAGGACGAGGAAATAAACCCCGCCGCCAGAGTAAACGCCGCGAAAATCGCCCTTGATTATGCCGTGCGTTTGACCGATCAGAACGACCTTGCAGAGCGTTTAACGGCTTTGGAGGAAATGCGGCAATGATAACACGGGACAAGCTGGAACAGCGCATAGCGGCCCTTGAAATGGCAGAGAAGCGGCGCCGGGATAGCATGACCAACACCGCCACCGTGGAGGAATTTATAGCCCCGTGCTATCTCCCCTTGCATGAGGACATAAAGGCAGGGCGGCACCGCTTTTACAATCTTCCGGGCGGGCGCGGGAGCTGCAAAAGCTCTTTCGTATCGCTTGAGATCGTGGACGGCATACAGAGCGACCCCACAGGCCAGAGCAACGCTATTGTGTTTCGCAAAGTGGCGGGGACAATGCGCGACAGCGTTTTTTCTCAAATCGCATGGGCTATTGATATGCTGGGCGTTTCCCACCTCTGGAAAGCGACCGTTTCCCCGATGATGTATGAATACAGGCCGACCGGCGCACAGATCCTTTTTCGAGGGCTGGACGATGCAAGCAAGCTAAAATCTATCAAGCCCAGGCGTGGCCTATTCCGCTTTATTTGGCTTGAAGAATTTGCGGAGCTGCCCGGCGCCAACTTTGCCCGAAATGTTTTGCAGTCGGTCATGCGAGGGCAAGGGACAAATCCGCAAGTATTCCGCAGCTTCAACCCGCCGATCAGTAAGGCGAATTGGGCAAATCAGTTTGTTGCAGAGCCGGACGCGCAGGGAATCACCTTTCACACCACCTATAAAGACATACCCGCCGAATGGTTAGGCGAGGCTTTCATAGCGGAGGCTGAACGCCTGGAGGCCGTCAATGAGCAGGCATACCGGCACGAGTACTTAGGCGAGGCGACCGGCACCGGCGCGGAGGTATTCCCGGCGCTGGAAGTGCGGGAGATCACCGCCGAGGAAGTACAGAATATGCAATACTTCTTTTCCGGCGTGGACTTTGGCTTTGCGGCAGACCCCGCTTGTTTTATCCGTTGCAGCTATGACCGTAAGCACGAGACAATTTACATTCTGAACGAGATTTACAAGCGCAGCATGAGTAACCGGCAGCTTGCGGAGGAAATCGCCCCACTTGTGGAGGGGGACACCAAAGGCGGCAGCTACCTTTCCCCGGTAAGCGGCTTGTGCTTTCAAGATCACAGCGACATTTATTGCGATGCAGCAGAGCCGAAAAGCATAGCCGATCTACGCGACCACGGCTTAAAGCAGGCCAGAGCTTGCCACAAAGAGCCGGGATGCGTGGCGTATCGTGTCAAGTGGCTGCAACACCGGCGTATTGTGGTTGATCCTGCGAGGACGCCAAACGCGGCGCGGGAGCTTGCAAACTACGAATACGAAAAGGACAAAGACGGCAATATGCTTTCCTCTCTCCCCGATAGGGACAACCACAGTATAGACAGCCTCGCTTATGCGTTAGACCGTGAGATTTACCGCAAGCGAGGGCAGAGCGCTTAAAGAAAGGAGAAAATCATGGGCTATATGCGTATCAAGTGCCACTATTGCGGCGGCACATGGGAAGTGTACGGGCGAAGCATCACAAATGGGGACTATGCCCGCACTTGCCCGCATTGCTTCAAGGCCATTGAAAGGCAGACATGGGAAAAGCAGATCATTCCGGCGTTTCATGCGCTGGACGATGCAAACCGCGAGCTTGTAAAGGACAGCAGCGGCTACCATACCCCGCTTTTTGAGGTCAGCTATGAGGCCGACAGCGTATTCCGCAACGGCTATGAAGACTGTCCAAATTTGGACTGAAAGGAAGCACATGGACATTTTGAGGGAATACCCCCTAATTGATGAACACGGCAAGCGATACCGTGAGGTTGGCCGGGGCTGCTTCGAATATGCACCGACCCTTGTAACCTCTGCGGGCGAAGTGCCGATGGGAACAGTAATTTATAAGAAGATGCAGGAAGAACCACCCGCACAAAGAAAAGATTGCCCCTTTCAGGGCGGCCTATACCCGCAATGCAAAGAGGACGATTGTGCTTTTTTCAAAGGCGGCAAGTGCAAGCCGGGAACGGCAACAGCGGGCAAGCGCTGCCCTCTCCCCGCACATTTGGCTTGCGGCGATACCTGCGCCATGTATGAAAATGGGCGCTGCGGCCTTTTTCCGCAGCAGAAAGGAACAAAAAAATGAGCGAGTTTAACCGTTTTGCAAAAGAACTTGACGCCGCTTTCAAGGCGGCCCGGGACGAATACGCCGCCGCGTATAACACAGTAGAGCAGGCCCGAAAAGCCATGCAGGACGCAGGCCAAGACGCGCTGAAAAGGCAGATTGCCACGCTTCAGCTCCAAGAGGCGGAAAACAGCCTGCGCAAAGAAACGGCCCGCATCTGGACAGAGTTTGACGCAAAGGCCGCAGAACTCCGCCGCGCATTGGAAAAGGAAGTACAGACAAGCAACCTTGCTGATCCTTCCGCCATTGACAGCAACGCCGTGGAGCTGATGAAAACCGGCGTTCTGACGGTGGATGATTATTTCGGCTTTGCAGACAGATACGACGGAAACCCGACCATGCTAAAGCTGATCGGTTATTATGCAAAGGAAGCCGCCGACAGCGCCGACGACCGAAAAGACAAGGTTGCTTTAACCGTTCTCGCGCAGGATTGCGCCAAAGGCACGGGAAAGACCTTGAAAGCGTGGGACAGTCTGATGACCGCCGCCAACTATTGCAGCGGGCGCGGCGGCAGCGGCAACCGGCGCACTACTCCCGGCGTAACGCTTAGCATGGGCGAATGGTGGGAGCAGCTTTCCGGCGAGATCGTCGAGAACTTTTAAGGGAGGGGCTTACATGGCTTTGATGATTACCGGTGCAGTGGTTTTTGCTGTTGGCGCATTCTTCGGGGCGGTAATGGTTGCCGTCGGAGAGCAGTTAGAAAAGAGGCGTTGACATGACGCATAACACATGGGCAAGAAAATACCTTAAAACCATGTGCAAAAACTTCATGACGGCGTTTCAGATGGGATATGCGGACGGGACTTCCGGAAACGAGCGGCAGTCCCCGCCGTTCCCGGAAGAGGCAAAGCCTGGCACATTGGTCTATGCGGCAACGCTTTTTGCACAGGAAATGTATAACAAGGGATTCAAAATCGGAAAGGAGGTCAGAGAATGAATGCTTTTGACATTTTTGTAAAACTTACCGTCGACACCGGGGATGTTGAAAAAGGACTTACAACGGCCAAAAATAAAGCACTGGCCTTTGGAGATGTTCTAAAGGCGAATGTACTCGGCGGCGTAATAGTCGATGGCGTAAAAAAGCTTGGAAGCGCTATAAAAAATATGTCCGGCGCGTTTATCGAATCCGCAGCCGATGTAAAAGCGGAGGAATCCGCTTTTAAACAGACTTTTGGGGATTTGGGAGACGCTGCATCCGAAGCGATCGGGCGAGTGGCCGACAGTTCTGGCATTTTGCAGACACGATTAAACACACTCGGAAGCAAGATTTACGCTTTTGCCCGTTCTTCTGGCGGAGATGCAACGGAGAGCATGAGCCTGATGGAACGCGCATTGCAGGCGGCGGCAGATAGTGCAGCATATTATGACACCAGCGTGGAGCAAGCGACAGAAACGCTACAATCTTTTCTTAAAGGAAATTTTGAGAACGACGCAGCGTTAGGCTTGTCCGCCACGGAAACCACAAGAAATGCGGCTGCTATGGAACTATTCGGGCAGAAATATAACGATTTGTCCGAAATTCAGAAACAGCAAACGCTTTTGAAAATGGTGGAGGATTCGCAAAAACTGTCCGGCGCAATGGGGCAAGCTGCCCGCGAAGCTGACGGCTGGGAAAATGTCACCGGCAATCTGAGCGAAGCGTGGCGGCAGTTTCAGGCAAATGTTGGAACTCCATTTTTGGAAAGCCTCATTCCCGTTATTCAGGACATTACGGAAGCATTTCAGGAGTGGATGAATAATGTGGATTGGGATAAATTTTCCCAAAAAATCACTGATTTTGTAACAACTATTCTGGACAACGGCGATACCATCATTTCGGTTGTCGCCGGAATCGGCGCCGGATTTGTGGCGTGGAATGTTGCTTCCATGATTTCCGGTGTGGTCAAGGCTATCCAAGCATACCAGGCCGCAAACGAGGGAGCCACTATCGCACAAGCAGCCCTAAACCTTGTGATGAATGCAAACCCCATCGGAATTGTTATAACGGCGGTTGCTGCACTTGTCACCGCCATTGTTGCACTTTGGAACACAAACGAGGACTTCCGAAACGCTATCATTTCTGCATGGGGCAAAATTAAGGATACGATTTCATCCGCTGTTAACGCAATCAGTGCATTTTTCACGGAAAAGATTCCCCATGCGATCCAGTCCGTTATTAGCTGGTTTAAAAGTATTCCGAACAAATTCAAAGATATTGGGTCTAATATTGTTCGCGGTCTTTGGGACGGCATCAAATCAATGGTTACATGGATCAAAGACAAAATCAGTGGATTTGTTGGCGGTATTGTGAGTAGTGTTAAGGGACTGCTTGGCATTCATTCTCCGTCAAAGGTATTCGCCGGAATCGGTGGATTCATGGCGAAAGGTCTTGGCGAAGGTTTTGATGATGAATTCGGCGCGGTAAAGAAAAGCATCGAAGGTGACATGAACTTCGCTGGAAAAATTACCGTGGGCGCGTCTGGTTCTGTTGCAAACTCGGCGGCTTACTCAAACAAAATGCTGCAGCTGTTGGAACAGTATTTGCCCATGCTTGCAAATCTGCAGGTTGTCATGGACAGCGGCGAGGTTGTCGGCGTACTTGCGCCTGGCATGGACGCAGAGCTTGCTAAGATCGGCGCACGGAGAGCGAGGGCTGTATGATCAATCATACATGGTCAGGAGGTTTTAATCATGAGCATTGAAATCACCGACAACAGCAAAGAGGTTTCCGCTGCTATCGAAGCCGCAATTCTGCGCGGGCTTGAAAAGTGCGGGCTGGTGGCGGAGGGATATGCGAAAAAGCTGTGCCCCGTTGACACCGGCAATCTGCGCAACAGCATCACCCATGTTGTGGACGAAAGCGAGCCTGCGGTAATCATCGGCACGGATTCCGAGTACGGCGCATATGTGGAATTAGGCACCGGCAAATATGCCGATGGCGGACGGCCTACACCGTGGGTGTATCAAGACGCAAAGGGAAACTGGCATTACACGCGCGGCAACAAGGCACAGCCATTCCTAAAACCCGCTTTGGCGGATCACGCGCAGCAGTACCGCGACATTTTGGTAAATGAGCTGAAAAATGGATGACGCAACGAAGGAGTGATTCCACAGGTCACCAGCCGGAGAAAGCCCGGCAGCAGGCAGCAAGGGCGGCGGGATTGCCTATCCTTTGTTCCCTTGCGAAGTCCTGCCCGAAGTACAGCGGCAGGCAGCGCCCTAAAGTACCAGGGCGCGGGGGTGTGTAAATAGTGCCATAATCTCCATATACAGCACAGGAGCCGTCTTGCTTTTTGACGGCTCCTGTGTTATTCTGTCGATAGCCCATTATGGGCGGGGCGCTGCACAACGGCAGGCGGTTAGTCACAAACCCCGAAAGGGGGTGACGCCATGCGAATTACTCTACATATCGGGCCTTTTACGGTTACGATCATTGTAAAACGCAGAAACCGCCACCCGGCACGGTGACGGTTTCCATTTGGAAATTGATTTACTGACGGGCTAACCGCTTGTCGCAGCGCCCTTTTTCTATCTCCATTATAGCAGGATACTAACCCTTGTCAAGTCTCGGATTTATCCGGGGCTTTTTCTTTCGTCCTCATTGCTTGCATAACCTTGTCGCGTTGCGCCTGCGTCTCAACCGCACGGCCAACAAACGCGGGAACCGTTTCCCCGGCTCTCTGTGCGGCCTCCTGCGCCGTTTTAAGTGCGGCAGGGGTAAGGATAGCCCCCTCGCCTTGCGGCGCTCCTGCGGGCTGCTGCAAGCCGTTTATCCGCTGTTCCGTTGCACCGATGATATACTGATTCATGCTTTCACCAGCAACGGCAGCGGCAGCCTTTACCGTGTCCTTCATGCCCTTCGGCATAGCAATAGATACGCGGTCAAGGTTTGCAGCGTCCCACTTTTGCGCACTCTTTTTCTGAGCCTCCGATACTGCCATTAAAAGCACCTCCTTTTCCACTATCCGCATTATAGCACTTCTTGTATATACTTATCAAGTAGATTTATGCACAAATAATCTACTTAATAATTAGACAATTTGCCAATAGACAATCTACTTAATAAGTAGTATCATATAACCATAGCAAGGGAACAAACGAAAACAGCCAAGACACCGGCAAAGGTGGATGCAAAGAACACCTACAAGAGCGGATCGGGATGCGGGAGATTGAGATGCACTGAGAAGAACGCTAATCCGCAACGCCCCCCGCCGCCGGAGTTCCCCACTTAAAAAGCGAGGGCGTAGACTTACCCCCTCGCTTTTTCATGCGCTCAAACTCGACAAGAAGGACAGCAAAAAGGCGGGGTTAGCCCCCGCCCTCTTGTTTGTTGTCTGACATAAAGGGAGCCGGGGCAGATCGTCCCGGCTCTGGTGCTATTCTGTTGGTTTCTCTCGGTCAAGTTTTTCGTCGATGGCCTCACTTATGAATCCATTGACGCTCTGGCCCTTTGGCTTCACTGTTGCCTCGATCTCGCTTTTTTTGCCACGGGGGAGCCTGACAAGAACCTTGTCATATACTTTTGCTTCATATTTTGCCGTAGCTGCTTTCTGCGCCTTTGATACGGTCACGCGCTCACCTCCTTATATGTGCATTATACCATATAAATATAACGATAGCAATTATACAAAACGCCCAAATATATAACGCTATCTTTAAGCACTCTGCCAATTGAAATATAACGCTATCGTGATATAATAAGACTATCAAGAGGCCACAAGGCCAAACACGAAAGGAGCAGAACAATGAGCAGACAGGACATTGAAGGAAAGGTGCAGGAAATCCGGGAATTGAAGCGGATGCAGGAGGAGCTTTCGGCAGAGCTGGAGGCGCTGACTTGTGAAATCAAGACCCACATGGATGCGGAGGGCGTGGACACCATCAGCGGCACGGATTGGAAAGTGACCTATAAGGCCGTGACTTCCTCCCGCATAGACACCAGCGCATTGAAAAAGGCGCTTCCCGATCTGGCGCAGCAGTTCACACGCACCACCACGGCGAGAAGGTTCTGCATCGCATGAGAAAGGCTCCATGTCCCAGCCGCCAAGCAAGAGGACACGGAGCCACAGCCAACCACCACAGGGAGGCCGGTACGGTCAGTATACCGCCTCTCGCACAGAAAATCAAGGAGGAAAAGCATGAAAGAAGAAACTATGAGCCGGTTAAACGAACTTGACGAAATCCATTTGCAAATTCATTGTGCCGTTGAATCCGTGCGGCAAAGCTGGGTGGCCATGACGCAGGGGGACAGCGCACCTTGCGAAGATGATTACGATGCCTTATACGGGATTTACTGCTATCTTTCCGAGCAGGAAAAACGGCTGCTTGAGTGGAAAGAAAGTTTCTGGAAATATAGCAGATAAACCGCATTTTTCGGCGGTCGTGCGCTAAAAATGTGCGCCAAGAAATAGCAAGCAGAACGAATAAACCGAGAAAGCGGCCATAATAGGCGGGAACGGAGAAAAAAGGCAATAATTTTTGTGCAATATTGAGAGTTGTAATAACTGCCCCAAGAATG